GATTTCGTTGTAGAAACGACTACTGGCCTTGGGATGGCAATAACCGCATTTGAAATTGCATTCGTTACCAAATGATATTTCCACATACTCAGGATTGATGCTTTGATCCCACTTGCCAGTTGATGCTGTTTTGAATCGTTCGTCTGTGTAGATTGCAGCAGACCTTAGGTGTCGATCACTTAGATGATCTTGTTGCAGATTTTCAATGTTCCAACAGTATTTGCATCCTTTGGTTTGAACACCTGTCAGCATTTCACTGCGTTCAACCTTCTTGTGCATGGTGTTGTGCAGTGCATCTGGTGTTTTTTTGATTTCGTCAATGGATATCTTGTGTGGTGCTGGATGATAGCAACTGTGAGTTTCTCCAGTCTGGAGATAAAGATTTGTATGATACCATTTGGCCAAACAAAATGTCGGACTCACATCATTGATGATCGGTATTACTGTTCTTATTCTGTCGCCTAAATTTTCATTCATTGTTGTTTTACTTTACAAGTTTTTTTAAAAGTCTCTTCTAACCAGGATCTATCGTTAATGTTCATCAACATTTCATAATTGTTCACATGTTGATTGACAAATTCAACGGCACATGCATGAGCATCTTTGGCATAATTACCAAACGGCACAGCAGCATCAACCGATTTCCATTTGTCCAATCGCAATTGGTGTTCAGGATTATCTGGATATCGATGCATGTTCACCGACAGCTTGACACATTCTCTAAACACTGTTCTCCATGTGCTGTAGTTGTCTGTGTTGAATGCTGTCCAGTTACTGATATCACTCATGACTTTGATTTTTTCTGAAACACTCGTGGTCATGTCCAGTGTTCGCCATTTTTTCAGCTTCAACAACTTAGACTTAGCAAACAGTTTAACACCTCCGTGGCCGTAAGTCAACTCAACTAATGGATTTTTTGCACTCCATATATAAGTACAGTCTTGATCAAAAACACCGGGCACGAAATTAAATTCCCAACTTTTAAACAGATACGCATCCCCATCTACCACATAGAACATATTGGTATTTGACAGTTTGGCAGCAGCACGATGTGCCTCCAGAATTCCGGCAACACCTGTTATGCGTTTTGCATGAGGTGCTTTTTCCAATACTCTATTCCAATTTGTTTCTGCATTGGGTTCTCCATAACTGATAAAAATAACATCAAGTCTATCAGGCAAGTTTGGTGTAATTACTGCAACTTCTTTGGTGCCAACAACAGAATCTGATACTGACAGTTTGGCTACCCATATCTTTTCATTGTCTATCATGGTGTACCAGACATTTTCATATTCAAAATCGTAGTGTTGAACAATGTGGTCAGCCACAGGATCAAGTTCAAGAGCCTTGATACTGTTGTTGTATTTTATATTGTGTACAGGACTAACATCTGATACAATTTTTGTACCTATAGCATCTGATGTTGCACACACACGAACTGCCCAGATTGGCTCTGCTGCGGATTGTGTGTGTTTTTTGTCCAACATCCACACATGTTCATAATTCAAGTCATGCCACGGTATGTGATATTCTACATTGTAGTTTAGATCAGGCAAATCGGGATTGTACACAACTTCCAGGTCTGGAGTAATATAATCAACAATTTTACTACCTACTACGCTGTTGGACATGATCATTTTAAATGCCCATATGTCTTCCTCGCCATGTGTCAGGTGAGACCTGTCTAGCATCCACACATGTTCATAATTCAAATCATGCCACGGTATGCTGTGTTCTATGCTGTAGTTTAGCTCAGGTAGGTCAGGATTGTACACAATCTGTATCGTTGGAGAAATTGTGCCCATCCATTTCCATTCTTTGGGTCTTCTCCAATTAGGCACAAACTTGATGACCCAAAGTCTTTCATCAGTTTGATGTGCTGGGTCAAGTTCGTATGCACATTCGTTTGTCAACTCCCAATATGCAGGACAACAACTATCAACATCAATATCCAATCCAAGTTGTTGTATGTATTGGTTTACTTCAACAGTTACAGAAGGTGTAACATAACCCATTGTTTTTGTGTCGATTGGTTTGCTGTCGGCTGGTTCGCAACTGAATGCCCACACTTCATCCTCCAACGGATTGAATCGTTTGTCAATATACCAAATCAGTTTTCTAGGGTGTTCCCAGTCATTTGGTTCATAGGTTGAAAACAAATTTTGATCAAATGTCATTGATCTATCAAGGTCTGGATTTTTACGCCAGATGTAATTGGGTTTTTGTATTTCAAAAGTCTCATATCCGTGATACGGATACCAACCATCTTTGAACAGTTTTGCAATCCATTTGCCTTGATAAGTCCACACAATACATTTTCTTGTGTAGGGTATGTGTTTTATATATTTTGCAACCGACAGGTCTAAATTTTCTTCAGGATTGAAAACTACAAATTCGTCATGACCTTGTCCCAGTAGATACAACTGTAAATCGTATTCTAGGTCTCGCCCTTCCCAGGGCACAAGGTAAGCATCAGCAGATGGAACGGTATATATGTCAGCAAACATATACTAATTTATCTTAGTACATAATGATGGTGTAGTGTTCTAGAATTATCAGTTGATCAGCCCACCGTTGGGCACAACCAAGCTGGTCACAACGGATCCATCCTTGTCAAATGTGTTGAAATATCTAGTGTACCCGCCATTGGACAATTGAGTTGCTGTTTCCAATTGTGTTATTCGATTGACTGTTGGATCAAAATAGTAGAATGCACTGGACAAGAATTTTACTATGTTTGTTGTTGCAACATCATCACCGGGATATCTTGCAGGGTTCATTAGTATTTCTATATTGCCATACTTTTGATTTTTCACAGTGACAATAGATCCAAATGCAGCACCTATTCCAAAATTGGAACCATAATTGGAATCACTTTTGATCAAATATTCTGCAGAGTGCAATGTTTCCATACGATCTTCAATGATCATTCTAGAAACTTCTGACCAAGTTCCGAATGTGCTAGTGGTACCTAGTTGTGACAGCACAGGACTATTGGTACCTATGCCCACTGTTAGATATCTTTTACCATCTATGTAATCAAAACTCAAACCCAGTGCGCTGGTCTGCGGACCCAGTGCGCTGGACCATCTAGCAATGTTGTAACGACGAATGTTTAGATTGATGTTGACTGGTACTTTGAACACAGCAACCTCACTGTTGTTGTCCAACGGATACACTGTTACTGTTGCAGTGGTAACATATGTTCCAGTTGCAAGATCTCGAGGATCAAATGTCACATTGAATCGATCCATTGTTTCTGCTGCCACAGTTTCTACATGTTCAGTAAATCCAAATCCGTTGCCCAATCGTGATAGTTCTGCATCAAACTTTTCATATGCCCCGCCCACCATGTCTACAACAAAATCCTGAGATACAATATCAAGCGTGCCTGTTGTTAAATTCAATGCTGGAGGTGTTATGGATCCAACTTCAACCTGTGTGAATATGGTAAAATTGTTCACGTTGGATTCAATGTTGACAAATCCTTTAAACAGTCCAGCAGTGTTGCCGCTGTAGGACAGATTAATAGAACCAGAACTGTTTGGAGGTATTGTCAACACCGTTGGACTCACAGTACCAGTGGTATAACCTGTTAAAAACACATTGGAAATATTACAAGTTTGTGTGGAGTTGTTGCGTAGAACAATGTTGCGTGGGCCGTTGGAAGATCCAGTTGCAAACACAAACGGATCAACTGGACGAGTGTCGATACTCAGACAGTCGTTGATCAATTGAGTTTGAGGAACAGGTGCAGCAATGCCACCGGAGAGGTTGTTGCTGTATCTTGTCAAAAAGTTGGTATTGACCTGTAGTCTAACTACAATGTTGTTTCCGCCCTTTTTCTTTTTGTTCTTCTTCTTCTTTTTATCACTAAAACTTGCAACAAATTGTATACTGGCAAGTATTCTACTGTCCACAATCTGATACTTGATAATGATAGCATTGGCCGAATATGTGCTGGTAGTGGTAACAGAACCAATATTGCCAGGCCCTCTCACAACCTGCACAAAGGACTTATCCAAACTGTTAAGTGCTGACTAAAACTGTGTCTTGGAAAATTTCAATTGATTGGCAGCTTGTACCAAAGGATCCCAAGCAATATAATCTCTTATTGTTCCTTGTCCCAAAGAAATTTGCGGTGTTATAGATCCGCCAAGATTGAAAAAATAATTCAATTGTGCAGGTCTAAACCAGGTAAAACCTGCTGCTGCGATATAACCATTACCGGTTATATTGGTCCAGGTATCAGGATCCTCGTATTCAGAAATCCATTCAGGTGGACTCATTTCGTTGGTGTTCACTGTCATGCTGGACAATTGAGAAGGATGAACTGTAGAAGATGTGGCCAGGTGCAGTTGCGACCATGTATAGATTCTATCTTGAACTCCGTCCAATACTATGTTGCCGGGATCTGCAATCAACAAATTGTTTGTGTCAACTCCATACTGGTGTATCTTGACTCTGATCAAGTCATCATACATCTTGTCCCAATCTTCATCTCTTACTATCTGACCGTAATCAACTGGCTCACTGGCTGGTATTGCACCGTAGCCGGTAACTGTTGTACCCATTAAGGAAAACAAACGATCATACACAATGTTCTGGTCGTCTGCATCTATTAGATCTAATTTGGATTTGATTTTTAATCTAAAAGATCTAACGGATTGTTGTCCTACTTGATCAACTACCAATATGGTATACACATTGGAACGTCCGGTCACTGTGGGTGTACCTGAAATTACACCAGTTCCAGTATTCAATGTCAATCCATCTGGCAACGGCGGGCTGACTGAAAATGTTACACTGCCAGCACTGCTGCTGACTGTGACTGGCGAGAATGGATCAATTGCAATATCGGGGAAAAACAATACTCTCGATATGGTCAGTGTAGTTGTCAGTGCAGGCGCTTCTACAGATAGCACAAATGTTCTGGTATCAGTTAGTCCAAGCTGATCAGTTACTCTCACAACATAACTGGTAGCAACAATAGATGCAGTAGGTGTTCCAATTATAGTACCAGTGGCAGTGTTCAATGATAGTCCAGCAGGCAAAGCAGGAGACACTGACCATGTTTTGATTCCGTTGCCGCCTGTGGCACTGACTGGTACAAATGGAGTTACTGACTGAAATACCGTTAGGGTTTTTGTAGCAGTATTCAGTGTCAACGACAGTGGAATTGACACTGAAGAAAAGTTGAATGTACCTGTGCTTTTTTGTTCCAATTGATCAGTGGCAGTTACAGCATAGGTATTGGAAAACGCAGAAGCTGGTGTGCCAGATACTGCGCCTGTTGTTGTGTTGTAAACAATACCACTGGGCATGGCTGGAGATACTGCCAAAGTCACATTGCCGTTGCCGCCAGTGGCAGTAACTGGTACAAAAGGAGTAAACGCAATCAATGGGCTAACAGAAGTGCTAGGAACGTTTACCACAGTTGTTAACACAGTTGCAGTAACAGCTATTGAGAATTGTGCAGTCTTTACAGTCAACTCAGCATCGCGCACAGTTACAGTATAACTAGTAGTGGATGATAACACTGTTGGACTACCCGATAATGCTCCAGTTGATGTGCTGTACAGAATGCCTGCAGGCACTGTTGGAGCAATGCTGTACACATATGGAGCAACACCATTGGAAGCAACAACAGGAGTAACAGGACTCAATACTGAATAAGCAGGAACTGATACAGTCGACACAGCCACTGTGAGAGTCATTGAAGAAACAACAGGAAGACTGTTGTAAAGAACCCGAGGAGCAGCACCCATTAAACTGTTCAGATCACTCCATGCAACATCAGTTGCACTTGCAGGATCAACTCCTTGATAAAAGGTTGAAGCAGATTGATTTGTTAGCAGACCTAGCCAAGTTCTTACATCTTGCCAAGTCCAAGTTCTGTTGAATTCTAGTGCTGTGGCAATCATACCTGCTGCTGTAGGACATGCGGAACTGGTACCACTAAATCTACCATCGTAAGATGTTAATCCGCCTGCTCTCTGATCATGCCTTGGTACTAAAAGTCCAGACCCCATATTTGCACTGAGTGTGCCATCCCCTGGAGTAAACACATCAATTTCATTGCCCATGTCGCTGTAGTTTACCTTGCGTTCTTTACCATCAAGTTGATAATTGTCATCTAGGGCACCAATATTGATTGCAGGATATACCACAGTGGTTCCTGTGGTGTACTTGCCCAACTGTTGCGGGAATCCTCTGCGGTTGGTAGTGTTGTAACAGAAAGAACCAAACTCGTCATGAGTTGCACTGGCCAGCGGAGTAGCTGGACTCGAACTCCAATAGTTGTTAAAATTAGGATGGCTAGAACTCACTTGCTGTTGATTGCTGTTGCCAGCAGCCACAACAAATATAACACCCGATGCAATCAATTCGTCACCAGCCACAGTTAAATTGTTGGTCAGCATTTCGCCTTTGAATCTACCACCGTCACCTGTACTACCAAGATACTGCATGAATCTGGGTTTTGAAGAATATGCCACTCCGCCTGCGCCAGTTGTGCCTTGACGGAAGTAATAATTTCCGCTTGATCCTTGTGTTGCTCTAAATCCCCAACTGTTGCTTGAAATAGTAGGATTCCTATTACCGTGTACAGGATTTATCGGCTTGTTGAGATGAAATATTTTCATCACATCAAAATAGAGATCTACGTTGATACCGAATCCATAACCGCCATAGGCATCAATCACCCACTTGTTGGCATTGTAAGCCCAGCCGTGTGTTCGACCATAGGTTTGAGCCGAGCAAGGGGTTCCGTGGTTACCATCACTATTGCCGGTGGGCTTTGCAAGATTAGAACCAGAAGTGTTTGCTCTAGTATATGACGATGGTATTGCAACTGTTCCGGCACCAGCAAACTGTGAAGAACGCTGACTTGCATTACCCCACCAATCTCTAGCCACTGATTCAACTGGCAATACTGAACCATCCCAGCGTGTGGTCAATCTAGTGCCAGGGTTGGCGTTAAACCAAGCAGGATCTATGTAGTAAGGTCCGTCCAGCACCACATCCAATACATCACAGGTACCGGTACTAGACAGCAAGTTACCCGCATTGGCCCATTTATAATCCACAGGCCCATTGCCTGTGTTGTTGGCAAATTCCACGTGTCCTAGCCAGCAGCCTTCGTCGCCCACAATAACATCGATATCAATTCCAGTGCCGCCTGTTGCATTTGTTACAGTGCTGAGGATGGTAGCAGAAGAGGAAGCAGCCCAAGGATTCTCATATGTCGATCCACGCAGCACTTGGTAGCCTGCTCTGTTGATATCTGCTGTAGTGGTAGGATTAGGATAACCGCCAACACCAAAATCTCTATGATGTTTTGCCGGAGTTGCGTATCTGGCGCTCCAGTGCAGTTCGTCCGGACGTGGTGGGTACAGGTCCGGGTATTGAGATCGATCTATTTGGATAAACTGTATGTCTGGGTGCGCGGCAACCTGTGCTGCTTCTTCATCATCCAACAGGTACACTGCCCGGGTTGGACTGTGTTCTTTGAGGTCAGTGCATTCTACAGCTCTAGACGGTATGTTGTCATCCAGTGTACCATCCTGGGTCATGATAGCATGTAGACGTTCCCAACCTTCAGGGCTAGTGGACCCAATAGCGTAGTATTTTTTTTCACTCATGACGTGTAGTTTTCCTAGAAAAGTTTCAATAACTCGTATTTAGTCACATTTTTTTTCTCGCAGACATCAGCGTATTAAATACACATATTATGAAACGATTTAAACATTCCGGCGCCCTAGGCGACTTGATCTACAGTTTGCCAATTGTGAAACACTTTGGCGGTGGTGAGTTCTATCTGCACCTGAACCAAATGGATTGGATAGGCCAGCACTATTATGGGTCACCCCCAGCACCGTTCCACCAGGGTCGCATGACCCAAGGGGATTTTGAGTACATGCAGTCGTTCATGCAGGCACAGGGCTACATCCGCCGATTTGATACCCTGACACCCGATGTGGAAATCACACACAACCTGGACCGATTTAGACCGGCCTTTGTGAACCACCCCAGCGACTACGTGACCCTGTATGCCGCAGTGTTTGGACTCAGCAGCGACGCGGCTCGAACAGTCAGCAGTGAACCCTGGCTCACTGTGCCCACCCCCATGCCAATACCCGGCAGACCCATAGTGATCAATCGTACCCAACGCTGGACCCCCGCGACCCTCAGTGCTCAATGGAGTCAATGGCGTGCTCAGGGTTGGGAACAACAGGCTGTGTTTGTGGGTCTGGCCCAGGAACATGCAGAATTTGTACGTGTGACCGGATGGCAAATACCCTATCACCCTACCCAAAACATGTTGGAATTGGCGCAGGTCATTGCCGGGGCCGAAACATTTGTGGGCAATCAAAGCCAGGCCTTTGCACTGGCTGTTGGGCTAGGAGTAGGCCGTATACACTGCGAAGCCCGAACAGATTTACCGTTGAACCGCAACGAGTGCTATTTCCCTTTGAGACCCACAATTCAGTACTTTTAACGGTTGACATCATGGTAAAACCATGCTACAATAACACAACAGCACAACATACTCAGGAGCACACAATCATGCACATATTTGAATTCTTGGTGGCAGTGGGCGGCAACCGCGGATTGACCACACGAGTACGCCTGCAGGCCGACGATGCCTATGTGGCTCAACAGCTGGCCGAAAGCCAGTACGGCGCGGGCAACATCATAACCTACAGCCAAATCACATGACCCAGGGCAGATTAGGAATCATACAAAGCAGGGGCCTGGGTGACATTGTGATAGCCCTGCCCATAGCGGGTCACTATCATGATCTGGGCTGGAGCATACACTGGCCCATTTTGGAGCAGTTTGTGCCCCATGCCCGCGCCATGGCCCCATGGGTGCGATGGACGCCGGTGCCGTACGATGCACCCGGACGTTATTTTTACGATGTGCCCAACCGAATACTGCGGCAACAGGGCTGTGACGAGATCCTGTGCCTGTATCAGGCTCTGACCGGGCACGATTTTCACACACATGCCTGCTTTCAGCACACCAGCTTTGATCAGCACAAGTACACAGTGGCCTCAGTGCCGTTTGTGAAAAAGTGGGATCTGGCCCGTTACATCACACGCACACCTGCACGTGAAGCAGCCCTGATTGATCAGCTACGCACAGACCAACCGCATTATGCAGTGTTGCATCTGGAGGGCAGTGATCACCGTGCAGAGTTTGATCGTTCGGCCATACCTGCAGACTGGCAGATCATTGAAATCACAGCAGAGCCCGATCGCCTGCTGACTGACTGGATTGAGTTGGTGGATCAAGCCGACAGTGTAGTGTGCGTGGATTCGGTCTGGGCCAACCTGGTGGATCAACTGGCCCTGGGTTCGGATCGTTACTTCATACCACGCAGCCACATGGGTCTAACTCCGGTGTTGGGTCAGGATTGGACCTGGATTGAAAAGCCCAAATAACACAAAGGAACCCACACAGTGAACGCCCAACAATTTGACGCAGATTTCCTACTGCCCATAGCAGACTGGCATGCCATATGTGCATATGAACGAGCCGCACACTACATGAGTTCCAGAGTGAACCTGGCCTATCATTTGATAGATCTCACCGAAACTGAATGGACAGCCTTGCACACACGCAGGTTTTTCCGTACTGCCCCAGATCATCGCAGAATCAGTGTGTTGCAGGGTCAGGGCATAATGGTTCCCAACACCAGTATTCGCCATCAATGCGAGCTGAATGTGTACCTGTCAGCAGATGCAGGTGATGTTGTGACCGGATTTCAACCAGATCAGGGTGCAGAACCTGTGATTGTAGGCAGTGCCACAGCACAGGCATGGGGACAAGACAACAGATTGGCAGTGTGGAGTCCCAAGGATTTATTGCCCACTAGAAGTGTACATACCCGAACAGGCGAGGCTTGGTTGATGGATTTGACACATGTACACAGTGTGATCAAACACACAACAGAACCCAGAGTGGCTGTAACGTACCTATGGAACACAGCAACGTGGCATCAAATCCGGGAAGAAATGCTGGAGATTCAAGCTGAACACCGCGGTAAATACACACATGCAACAGACTCGAGCACAACAGTTCCAACAGGAGATACAGCAAGCTCTAGCGGCCAGTGAATGGGGTAGTCATGCAGATCCAGGAGTTCGTGCCCTATATCGCGAAACAGTACTGACTCAATTGCTGACATACTCGGCTGTGGATCTCGTGGAAGTACGCGAACATGTACGATCACTTGCAGAAAAACAACGGTGATCGCAGTGTAGATATACACTACAGTAATAACTGTACCAAGCCAAATACCCCGCTGTAGCACCCAAGCCAAATACCCCGCTGTAGTGATCTGTCGATATACACTATATACACTGTACACACACGCTAGTGAGAACACTTGATAGAGTGCGGGAGAGAAGCGTACACTGCCCAAATACCCCGCTGTAGCACCCAAGCCAAATACCCCGCTGTAGGGGCTGTGGGCTCGGGTCAGGATCCGTGAACAGGATCAAGAAAGGTGAGAAGTTGGAAGAAACACGGTAGACCATTTGACTATAACCTCTCATCCCCACGGTGACGTCACACAGGTCTACCGTGTAAATTCCGTGTTTTGGCCACGGATTTCTTTCCTTTTCCAGCATATTTCACTGTGAATCACTGCCAAAACAGCACAAAATGCTGCCAAAACCCCACCAGAATTGCGGGTCTTTCCGGTCCAAAACTTGACACACACGGACCTATAGTGTATAATTACTGTATACGCTGTACAGTAGAGTTACAGTGGGCCGTTAGCTCATGTTGGTTAGAGCAGTGGACTCATAATCCATTGGTGCTGTGTTCGACTCACAGACGGCCCACCATTACACTGTAGAATACACACTGTATAGAAGGCGGAGTCACTGTAGTGTATATATACACTCGATAGAATTAGAAACCTTAAGTTGGCGCATAGACCGCGACAAAGCAGCTAGGAGCCGGAAGTCTTGGAGGCTGTGGGCAGCGCGGTTGAATCAGTTCCGTAGGGGCCTTGGCAACAACTGAACCTGCGACTGTTTGCTTCCGGCAGTTAAGGCTAGCTCTATGAGCAGGAACCAGCAGGAAGGGCAGTGTGCTGACACTTGCGGACGCACTGACTGAGAAACCCTACTGCCCTTCGGGTTTTAGGGTTTTCTCTTGGCGTTATGTTAACCGGCGGCAGTGCCAAACGTGTGGCTAAAACACAACAAAAGTTTTTGCAAAAAAGTGTTGACACGTTGGTAAAACCTTGCTATAATACACACATGACAGCAACAAACACACCCCGTAAAAAGCGAGTCGATCGCAATCACATCATATACGAGCTTGTCATCAACGGCAAGAACTATATAGGGGTGACTGCAAAGACAGAAAGCACTGTGGGCAAGAGCGTGCGTGTTCGTGCCAACAAGCACTTTTATCGTGCAAAGACTGAAGACAAGAACTGGCTCCTGTGCGCTGAACTTCGCAAGATAGACAGCAAAGAAGAGATTGAATGCTATATACACGAAGTCATACGAGGCAAAGCAGAAGCACACCGGCGTGAAGTTGAGATACGCAGAGCTGTTCGCCCAGTGCTGAACACTGATGTTCGCGGGGATTGACAACTAGGTAAAACCGTGTTATAATTGACACTTACACACTAAGGAGCAGAGATGAGTTACACACTATACATCTACAAAGCAGATCGTCGTTGCCGAACTGGCGAGCGACTGTTCAGCACTACAGTTTGGCCTGTCAAGGACGACAATGCCATGCGCCGTACAGTGGCCGAACTGTTTCCCTTGTACAGGCCCGAAGATGGCTGGCGCTTTGATTGGACTCCCAGCATGAAAACTGTGCGCAACTTGATGACTGGTGCGGCAGTGGAGATCGCGCATGACACACCCCGCTCATGCGATCCTTCAAGCGAACTCTACTGGAGCATGTGATGAACGAACAAATTAAAGCACTGATGGGCCAAACGCTGGATGAGAAATTCGCCGGCACTTGGTCCACAATGGACATGCAGGACTTGCAGAAGTTTGCTGAACGATTCGCCGAGTTGATTGTGAAGGAATGTGCTGGTTTGATAGATTCAATGGATCATTCATCGCAGTATTTTCCGCATGTGGCAGATACTATTAAACAACATTTCGGAGTTGAAGAATGAAGAACGAGATTGAACGTTTGAACTTTGTGATCTGGGCCAAGACTCGCTTCCCGGGCTTTACTACAAACGCCCAGCAATATGCTAAGGCCAATCGGGCATGGCGGGCTGTGGCTCGTAAAAACCCGATGGTTGACAAGGTTATCGGTTTTACCGTATAATATACACTTACACACTAAGGAGCAACGATGAGTATTCAATCAGTCAACGCAGAGATCCTGGCAGGCAACTTCACCAACGAGCAACTGTCCAGCATCATTGACGCTGTGAAGTTTGCCCGGGCCCGTCTGGGTGATGCCAACAAGCGAGCAGTTCGCTTGGGTGGTGCTGTGCGTTTTACCAGCACCAAAACAGGCATCACCATGCAGGGTGTTGTGGACAAGATCGCCATCAAGTTTGTCACAGTACGTACTCAGCAGGGCTTGTGGAAAGTGCCTGCGTCCATGCTGGAAGTTGTTTGACCCTACAGTGAGCAGGGTTATAGGTTGCCCTGCTCACTGTTCAGTGTTATAATACATACTTGTTCAACAGGAGAAGACCATGTCAGTGATTTTCAAAGCAGGCGACAAGACGTTTAAGGCCAGCGCCTTTATGTTTGCCAACAGAGAGCTGATCAACGCTATTGTAGAGCAGGCCTTGATCAGCCAAACAGAAGCGTTCATTGACATGATCATGGACGGGCAAGAGGACTTGTCTCGCAACGGGATCAACGAGACCCTGCGTGGCGTTAAAGACAGCACTGCGGACTTCCTAGGCGACATGCTGGGAGATCTCGAGAGTATGCTCAAAGAGCGACTTGCGGCTGTGAACTACGGCGCGGCTGTTACTGGGATCAAGTACGATCTCGCTGGCACAGTTACAGACATTGAAGTGGACGTCACTGTGGGTGTTGAATAACCCTACAGTTGACAGGGATTGAGTTCTCTGTTATAATACACTTACACTGAAACACAAAGGAGCTGATATGTTTAATTCGTACGCAAAGATTCGCCCTGCAACTACACGGATGCTGGACATGATGGACGAGGGCCTGCTGGACCCACGTGCTGTGGCAGAAATGTGCCTCAGCTGGCTCAGCGAGAGTTCCGTGCATGAGATGATGCTGGCTAACGACCTTGTAGAGGACGAGCCAGAGGACGAAGAGGAAGAAGACGAGCCCACAGAAGAGTGGACTCCGGACAATGCAGACTTCTGCGACCCTGGCTCACGTCACCACTATTAATTAAGGAACACCCATGCGATACTACGATGAACTGGCAACTTACGAGCGCGATGGCTTTACTGTGATCGTAGACAAGAGCTACGAGGACTTGAGTCTGTCAGACTGTTTCGATGACAGCCTGGACGAGAACGGTGTTCCCCTTTTTGATCTCAAAGAGATGGCCCGGGATATTGACTCGGGCAACTTGGACTGGTTCATGTTGCGTGTACGTGTAATGGTTGACAGCCTTGAGATGGGCTCTCACTACCTGGGCGGGTGCCTGTACAAGGATGCCCGTGAGGTATTGACAGACGGCACCGCAGAGGACTGCATCAGCGAAGCACTGCATGAGGCCAAACGTGAAGTCTACAAGTACAAACAAAAATTCGCTGAGTTGAGCGACATGGTTGATCGAGAAGGTATTGATGCGTAATATTAATGAAGTACTACAGTGGTCAGGGGCAGTGGCCATCATTGCCATGCATGTGCTCAATGCCATGGGGCCTGAGGCCTACCCTTGGAACATTGTGGCCGCGTTCATTGGTACAGTGTTGTTCTTGATCTGGACTGTGCGAGTGCGCAACATGCCTCAGTTCACTGTCAACGTTGTGGCATTAGCCATAGGCATTGTAGGGTTATTCAAGGCGTTTGGTTGACAACTTGGTAAAACCTTGCTATAATTAGGCATAGTAAGAAACAAACAGGGTTACCTAGTCCGTTAGGGCCTGTAGCAAGCGAAAGGTTCCGACGGGGACAGGTTGCTACAGGGCATGAAGGCAGTTGTAAACGAAAGTTTACACGAGTGTGCTGACGGGGTACTAGGACATAATGTTTGTCACACTGAACACCGGAGACGGACCGGCGGGTAGTTGACAATCCCCTGTTTTCTTGCTATAATACACACTTAGCAACAAAGGAGCAAAGATGAAAGCACTACAAGAGTTCATTGCACAGAAGAATCACTGGAACAGTTTCTTCAAAGGCGAGCAGTATGAGATCAAAACTGCTAAGGGTCGTCAGCGTGTTGCAGACATGATTGATGCGGCCCTGAGTCCTGAGAACTTGACCTGCGATGGCGAACTGCCCCGTGCAGAGGTCAATCGGAGATACAAGGAGTTGGTCACTGCGGCCCGGCAGTTGAAGAAGATGGATCCTAGCGTTACATTCTACGAGTGGGAAGAGGAGATTGTATGATTACTGAACGCGAAGTCTTGATTGATCAAGTGATTGATCAAATACAAAAGGATGTGGTCGCTGGTGACTTTACTGCGATCTACGAACTGTTGTTGGAACTGCCCAACGACACACTGTTGGCCTACTTACCTGAGGAGCTTCAATAATGCCTAATTGGTGCAACAACTCGGTAGAGATCTACCACGATGACCCAGCAATGATTGAGCGTGTGCGTGAAGCATTCAACAAGGGTGCCTTGCTACAAGAGTTCATTCCAGTGCCAGAGGATCTGCATATTGTAGCAGGCTCACTGGGCGATCCAGTGGAGCAACAGAAGCTGGAAGAACAAAGCGAGTTGAACCGTATGCGTTACGGGTTTGCCAACTGGTATGACTTCTGTGTGGGCACATGGGGAACCAAGTGGGACGTGGGTGCAGACGGTAATCCAGCACAGGACATCCCAGGTGGCTTGATGCTGGGCTTTGACTCAGCGTGGAGCCCTCCTTGCAATGCCTATCAACTGCTGATGGAACAGGGCTTTCGCATCCGTGCCATGTATTACGAGCCAGGTATGGCCTTTGCTGGTGTATGGGACAACGGTGATGATGCCTTCTACGAGTACGGTGGTATGAACTCAGAAGAGATTGCGGCAGAGTTGCCTGTAGAGTTGGACGAGGCGTTTGGCATCAGCGAGTCAGTGGCTGAGTGGGAAGCGGACCAAGAGGAAGAAGAGAACATTGATATTGACTTGGACGGTGGACTCAGCGCCACTAACGAGTAAGTTTGCTCCGGGAGGGGTGCGGGGGTAGTGTCCCGTAGTAGCAACCCCTCCCATCCTTGAGTGTTGTAAAAACACAACAAATAACCCTACCAGCAGTGTGGGGTTGACAAAGTGGCGAAAGTGCGTTATAATACACTTACACTAAACAGCAATGGAGCTCACAATGCAAACAAACTGCACAGCATACGCAAAAGTAGTAGTTAACAAAAAACTAAACACAGTCCGTTTGTTAGTTACTTTTGACAAAAGCAAAACAGACAAAAATGGCAACATTATTGTAAGCATCAGCAATGCAGTTTTTAAGAGTGGCGATTTTGCAACACTAGAGGAAAGTGCAACTGCACGTCAAGCAAGTTTTGAGCGTGTGCTTGCACAAGCAAAAGCACAGCTTCGCACACAAAACTTCCTGCTAGTATAACCCTGCACAGCGTAGGGCTATTGCTTGCTCTACGCTGTGTTTCATGTTATAATACACACATACACTAAAAAGGAGCAACTATGACAGAATTACAACACAAACTCGCTGTAGCAATGTTACGCATACAAGACCTCTTAGAGGAAGCGGAACTAGACGAGCATGTTGCTATACAAAATGCTTACAATGCGCTTGCATGTGCTATTGACGAAGAGCTTGTCGAGTAACACTACACAGCACAGGGTCTTTAGTTGACACTGTGCGTTTTTTGCGTTATAATACACTTACACTAAACAAACGGAGCGATACATGAAAGCATACACAACACTGCACACAAACGGACGTGGCTACTGGAGCCGCACTGCTAAAGCAGTAGACATTGTGAAGCTGGACTTGCAGTACATTAACAACGAGAGAGACTTTGGCGAGCTGTGCGTGTACTTTAACACAGACACTTGGGACGTCAACGCATTGGGTTTAATTTACACAGACAAACAGTTTATGCAGGAACTGCGTACATACTTGCAAACGCTGGGCTTTGCTGAAGCTGAAGCAAACGATGTAAGCTACAGCGAGCAGGGGATGCAGGAGGACTGCTACGTATCTTGCGATGTAGGGGCTGCATTTATTGCAGGGCTTGCACGTTTGGACCCTGCACATGTGGACGCTGTTTACGCAGAGTGTGCGGACGTTTAATAACTGTACAGCGCACAGGGTCTTTGGTTGACCCTGTGCGTGTTTTGCGTTATAATACATGCTTACACACTAAGGAGCAGACATGCGTGATACAATTTTAGAGAAACTGCGTGAGATTGAAGACATGCTGGCAACTGCTACCTGCGACGGCATGACTATTGCAGAGTGCGAGACTGTGGAATGGGAACTAAAAACTGCAATGGATGCACTGGTAGAGCGGATTGACTATTATGTAGATTAAGGAGACAACATGATTACAGCAGACAAACTTAAACTCCTTACTAACATGCCCTCCTTTATGCTAGAGGAGGCCTTGCCGGTCAAAGGCCGCCCTAAACTCAAGTCTGCTCGCTTCCTGGGCATTACCAACGGGCACGAGTTCTGCTACACGGTAGTGGACACAGATGGCGGTGAGGGCAAAGTGTTCCTCAAGTATGACCCTGCAGTGGATAGGGTTTCTGCTACGTTAGGTTGACAGGTTGGTAAAAAGTTGTTATAATATATACATCGCAACAAGGAGCAAACATGCTAAACACTAAGCAAGTCCGTGCTATTATCGCACAACATTCCACCAGTTCCTACGGAGTGTACACAAACAAAACTAAATCCGACGCTTCAAACGTTCGTCGTGTCAAGTGCTATTTCCAAGGAAATGTGCAACTGCTCAAAGCACTGCAAGAAGCTGCCGGCAAACAAAACGTTACACTTACACAAGGTGGAGACAGCTACTACAGTGCCGGGCCGGGCATTATCGTTAAGTGTGTGCTGCAATAACCCTACAGGTTGACAGGGTATCCAAATCCTGTTATAATACATACATCAACAACGCACTAAGGAACTAAGATGAGCAACTACCCAAATATGTCGTATTGCATGAACGAGAACACTCTGTCTGCACTGAAGCAAGTGTTGGACACTATGCAAGAGGAAGGCCCTCAGTTCCTGCGAGAGTTGAACCGTACGGAGCGCCGTGCGTTTGAGGAACTGTTCCACTACTGCGAGAGCTTCCTTACTATGAGCGAGGAACTGCAAGAGGAGTACGAGGCTGAAGAACGTGACGGACAGCCGGACGAAGCACAAGAGTGGGCAGACTTTGACCCTGAGTGCTAAAAGTTAAGGCGTTTGGGCGGCTAGTGACCCGCCCATTGTAAGACCAATCCAATAACCCTTTGGGTTGACAGGTTATCAAAAGTATTGTATAATACACACATCAACAACGCAACTAGGACACACAATGACACAGAAAACTATCCCTTCCAGCACTGGTGGCACCATCAAGTTCACTGCAACCGGTCTGATCCACACAGCTGGCAAAGCCTACTCGGGCAAGATCGCTGCCGCTGAAGCCAAACAGAAGCCCGCCAAGAGCAAGGGTTAATGGTTGACAGTTTGGTAAAACTGATGCTATAATACACGTACACTGAAACACCAAGGAGCTGAAATGAATGTAGCGCAATTGATCGAGCAACTGCAACACATGCCGCAGGATGCCGAAGTCCACTTCGAATACGGCTATGGCGACCACTGGCGCACACAGGTTGCCCCTGCAATCTCTAGCGTAGAGATGGGTCTCGTGCAGTACAGCGACTACCACCGCATGGACAAAGTTGTTGAGCCTGACTGGGACAACGAGGACGCCGACGAAGTTGAAGGCCGACAAGTTGTTTTGATCGGTTGACAGGATGGTAAAACCGTGCTATAATTAGCACATAGACAGAAGCAAGGCGATCCTCAAATGTAAGAACCCAGCAGAAATGCAAAAAGGGTTGTAACCAAGGGATACGAAGCGAGTTTGGAGACTCGGCCTAAGCAAACACACTAGGAGCACTAAATGGGAACACGAAGCACAATCGCATTGGAATTCGCAGACGGCACAGTCGAGCAAGTCTACTGTCACTGGGACGGCTACTTGGCACACAACGGCCAGATCCTGTTGAATCACTACAGCGATCCGTTCAAACTGCGTGACTTGATTGACTTGGGCGGCTTCTCAAGCCTGTGCGACTCTGTTGAGGAAACTAAACAAGGTGCCTACACTCAGCGCGGTGAAGAGTTGTCGATTGAGAAATACAAAGACATTGAGGACTATTACAAAAATGTCTGCGGCGAGGAGTACGACTACATCCTCAGCAAGAACTGGGCAGGCAAGGCTCAGTGGTATGTGCGTCACTACGGTACACAAGAGAATTGGATTCCGTTGGAGATGGCATTTGAACAAGAGAAACAAGAGGAGGAAATGGAATGAGCAAGGTAGCAGAACTGGCATACGACATTGAGCAACTGTACATTGACGGCATGAGTGCCCGAATGATTGCGTTGACCCTGGAGTGCCCAATCGAAATGGTGTTGGGCCAATTGCAAGAAATGGGTGTGGCAGATACGCCACAAGAGGAGGAGATCTATAGTCCCTACTACGGCGCTTGAACAAAACGGTTGACACCATCGTCCAAAGGTGTTATAATTAATACAATGCGAAACGGTTCGCAGAAGACATACACACATACACAAAGGAGTTATCATGTCTAAGACTTTTAAATTTGCAGGTGTTTCTAAACGTGCTGGCGCTTTCAAAGCCCGCTTTGCCAATGATCAGATGCGTGTCAAGGTCCTGGCCAAGACCGGCAGTTCCGATATCGATCTGATCGAACTCACCCACCCAATGACCAAGTTGGAAGCTGTTGCATTCCTGTTGAAGATCAACTTCGACAACGGCAACAAGTTGGTGCGTGAAGCTCTTGAGGCATATCAAGACAAGCACGACGAAACAGAAGCTGCACCCAAGGCCAAGGCTGCACCCAAGGCTCCTGCCAAGAAGGCTGCTAAGAGCAAGCCCAGCCTGGACGCCATTGCTGCTCGCGCTCGTGCCACCAAGCCAGCCAAGAGTGCTGTGACCAAAGCCCAAGTGACTGCACAGTTGGCAGACTTGGAAGACGCACCATTCTAACCCTACAGCGGGGTATTGGGGCCCAGTGCCCCTCTTAGTAAAATACACTGCCGAAGTTGGTTCGGTTAGACAGGGAGATCCAATGGCCTATGTCGTGAGTGTATTTTACTAAGAGGAGATAACATGAGTAGATTAGATTACATCGGACGTCCTTGGACTGCATTTGATCCGGACAACAAACAACACCGCAAATGGTTTGCCCAGTTTCAACGCTCGGGCACCTGGGGCAAATGTCCAGTTCGATTCATTGTTTCGGATCAGCACGGCGATCTGGTAACGCTGATTCAACGCAAACTGATTGGTCATTATGTTGATCGTGAGTTTGGCAAGATTGCGGCTTGACCTTGGTAGACAGTTTCTGTATACTTGTTGATAACTGCACAGCAGTCTAAAACAAAGGAAAACAAAATGACTACATACAACATCAATCAAGGCACCAAGACCCACAAGCTGTTCACAGCGTTGAAGAGTGGTGAGAAGGTTTCTGCTAGCCAAGCCGCTAGCCGTTTCGGTATCAAGAACATGAGTGCCGAAGTCTCACGTATTCGCCAAGCAGGTTTTGCTGTTTATGGCAACTCACGCAAGGCAGGTAACGGTGTTCAAGTTACTGAGTATGAGATTGGTCAACCAAGCCGCAAGTTGATTGCCGCTGGTTACAAAGCAATGTCTCTTGGTCTAGTCTAAGAGTTGCTCCAAGTCCTGGGGGTAGTGTCCCAGGCAACCCCCCGAACCCCGCCACGCTGTGAAGCTGTTGCGGGGTTCATCTATATCCCGACTGGTTGACGGGTCTTTCAAACAGTGTTATAATACACTTACACAGAAGGAGAAGTGTATGAGAGTTGAGCCAGGCACACTGTACAAAGTCACAGTCACTGAATACGACAGCGGAGTCCAACGTGTTGACCCTGATGACACTCGCTTCTACACCACACTGGAAGAAGCCCGTGCCTACAAGGCGCACTGGGAAACAGGTGGTAGCCGTGAGTGCTACTGGAGGGCAGAGATTCAACAAATTGGTTGACGGGTTGTCCAAAAGGTGTTATAATACATACATCGCAACAAGGAGCACACTATGGGATACAAGGTTTTGGACACAATGGATCGGATGCGCGACAAGTACGGCCCACGCAAGGGCCTGGAAGGTCCGTTCAACTTCTCCGGTCGTGTCTTGTACTACGATCCAAAGGAAGGTGCCTACTACGATCCAACCACTGACTTCTACGTGGAGCGGTCGGAGATGGACTACCTGAACAACGAACTGATGAGGATGCTGGACCGTGCGTGACATTAGTATACACCCTGACCTCAACCCGCTGGAAGTGATCCTGGTTGAGGACTACATGACCCGGAACTGGCCTCGTGTGACCCACTACACTATGACCAAGGGCAACGAATGTGTCTGGGTCTATTACAGCAACATGAACCTCTACTTCGTGTTCCGCGATGGTCAAGTGGTTGACGTGCAGATAGATTGATGCTATAATACATACATCGCAACAAGGAGCACAGATGCTGAAATTGATTGGTTGGATTACAGTGATTTACTTCCTGTTCTACTTTGGCATCGTCCAGGTCATAGCAATCTGGGGCATGGCTGTTCTGGCAATGATTGCGAGCATCTAATGAAACACTACATCTATCAAGAGACTACCGAGTGGGCAGAACAGTGCCCCAACCATATCTATGTGTTCGATGCCCGGCCCTCAGGTCGTCAAGCCACCTGTGTTGCGTATGTGCCACACGGTTCGGATCAGGTTCGCAAGTTGAAGACTCCGCTAAAACTGGACCTAAAAGGCAGGACTTTCGAAGAAATCAGTTGACAATTGGGCTGTTTGGATATATAATACATACATAGACAAACAAGGAGTCTAATATGAAAAAAGTTCTAATCGCAGGTTTGATTGCTCTCAGTGCCGTGGGTTCGGCTCAAGCACAGAACGGACGTGATTTTTTGGCAGTGATTGGTGCAGTTACACTGATCCAGCAGGTCGCCCAGCCTCGCGTGATCTACGCACCTCAACCGCAAGTGATCTACGCACCTCAACCGCAGATAGGTTATCCACAGGTGTACGAGTACCGCACTCCTCCAGTGTACAGCCCACAGTACCAGCCGCCTGCGGTGAGTTGCATTCCTGCCTATGATCAGTTTGGCAGATACCTGGGTTGCATTCGCTAAAGACCCTACAGGTTGACAGGGTACTAAAACCTTGTTATAATACACACATAGACACTAAGGAGCACACAATGGCTAAACTGTTAATCACTACACAGACCCAAGAAAACTACGGTGCCCATGACTGGGACGGCACGGGTGCTTGCCCACAGTACTGGAAGTTCAAAGGCGGCTCGGACTATGTGATCAAGAAGTTCAAAGGCGGCCAGGCTGATGCCACTGTGGCCATCATGGCCCTTCGCTCGCAGATCGAATGCGACAACGATCACTTCCGCGAGCACATCATCGACTGGCGCATCGTAGCAGACAACTACCTGACTGAGTTTGAGCAGAGCCAGTTGGACTACGAAGGCCGCATCACATACGGTCCGCAAGAACTTGCTTGGTAACCCTTGAGGTTGACGGGTTATCCAAACCCTGTTATAATACACACATAGACACTAAGGAGCAAAGATGATTAGAGAACACATTGAGATGGACACACGACACGGTGGTCCTTACGATCGCGGCATGGCAGACAGCTACTACCGCAGGAACTACAATCCTCACTACTACACAGGTGCCACATCAACTACACCCCGTGTGGAACTGAAGGACATGACAGCCGACGAGATTGTGGCCTACACCGCAGGCTACAACGACAACGAAGAATCCGGCGACTTCAAGGAGTATTGAAATGCAAGCAATCATCAACCTAGCCATTGTAATGATGCCCGTGATTGTAATGGGCTTGGCACTCATCATCATGGGAGAATTTTAATGATTGAAATCAACGGACTGACACAGTATCAAGTGAGCCTGCTGGATGAGATGTGGGCTTGTGACACCATGGAGGACTTTGATGAGTTCCTGGCGGCACTGGATCC